TCCATATAATTCATTAGTAAGAGATAGAGAGTTAATGAGATCATACGGTGCACACGAATACGACTATGCAATAATGTCAGATATGCGACTATTTACAAGACGAAATAAATGTTCGATCTATTTAGTAACACACGCTGTTACAGAAGCACTTAGACATAAACACCCTAACGGACATAAATTTGAAGGATATATACAACCACCCAGTGCAGGATCTGCTGAAGGTGGTGGGAAGTTTTTGAACAAATCTGACAATTTTATGATATTACATAGAATGACAAATCATCCTGAATTATGGACACATACTTTTATAGCTATAATTAAGATCAAAGAGATTGATAGTGGTGGTAGACCTACACCATTAGAAAATCCTCTAGAATTTATATCACTAGCAAACAATGTAGGGTTTAGTTTAAATGGCAGAAATTTATTACATTTAGTAAAAAAGCGTGATTCTTGAAATAGCATATAAAAAGCATAAAGACTGGTTAAGAATCTGTAGATCTTTTGGTTGTCAGAATGATGATTGTCAAGATATCATATCTGAAATGTATATCAAGATAGATGAACTAACAAAGAAAGGTAAAGATTTAAAATATGGAGATAATGATATAAACTATTATTATTTATATAAGATGATATTTCACGCTTGTCTAAGAACTAAGCAAATAAACAAAAAACGTAAAGATATTATAATCACTAGCGATACAGAAACATTCGCACTAAGTGAAGCATTAGCACAGTATGGAATTAAAAGCACAATAGATGATAATATTATAGATTACAAACTTGAAGAATTTACTGATAGTTATGAAAACAAATTAGTATGGTATGATATTGCAATCTTTGAATTAATATCTGATGGTAGAAAAATATCAGAACTAAGTAGAGATACTAATATTAGTTATGTGTCATTAAGAAATACATACATTAAAGTAAAGGATTTTATAAAAAAAGAATATGAAAAATACGATTGGACTAGGGGACATAGTAGAAAGAATAATTAATTTTGTAACTTTTGGGTATGGTAAAAGAATTGCAACAGCTATATCAAAGTTTTTTGGATATAAAGATTGTGGTTGCGATAAACGAAAAGATGATCTAAATAAAATACAGATTAAAAGATGACACAAAAAGTACAAATGATAAAGATTGACTACGATCAATGGTCAAAATTTAAGGGAGTAAAAAACAACACAATAGCAGAAAGCGAACTAAGATTAATCGAAAATTTACACGCAAAGTATTTTAACCACGCATTAGAAAGTTTATGCACTTGTAGAGGAGAGCATATTAAGGGACAGATACAGTTGTTTGTAAATGAGCTAAATGTTATTTATAAAAATGGGTATAAAGGAAGTACATAAATGGGAACAAACAGTAGTAAAAATATTAAACATAGACGGTTGGGATCTTGAATGGAGTGGAGGATCATACGAACATTTTGACGCAAGAGGTTTAACACCAAAAAATAATAAGTGTGTTATTGAAATGAAATTTAGACATACATATTATGAAACCAAAATGCTTGAAAAATTAAAGTATGATAAATTAATGTTAATAAATGAAGATGTGCACAAACTGTATTTAGTTTTTGATCCAAAAGCTATGTACATATTTTGGTTAAACAATTTAGATCTGCCATCATTAGAGAAAATGAATTGTCCTGATACAACTTTATGGACTAAAAAGAAAAAACAAAAAGAAGTATATTTACTAGAAGAATCACAAGCAAGTTACATAAACAATGAATCAGGATTTGATAAATGCTTATAAAAAGCTAGACGCAATAAAAGAGTTTGAGTGCGATAATAATATTCAAACAGTATTAGAACTATTATCTAAATGGAAAGGTAAAGCTGAAGATAATAAAGAATTAAAATTAGTAATCGAATCTTTCTTAGATATACAATGGCATATAATAGAATTAAAAAGAGATAGAGATCTTGCACTTAAAGCAGTAATGCAATATAAGTTCCAAAGAGATAATGCAGTGAACGAAAGAAACGAAGCAAAGAAACAATTAAAGAAATATGAGGATTCACATTTTAACTGATATTGTAGGACAACAACCTAGTGAAGAAGTAGAGGACAAGTTATTAGATACTGTGAATACATTGTGGATGAGATTAGACACAGTACCTGAAGTTAATAGTTATGTAGAGATAGAACTATATACTTTTATATTTAGGTTACAAATGGAGAACAAAAAATATCAATTAATAGATAATGACAATTTGCACGTAACATTAATATATAGAATGATATATGAAGAATATGACTAAACACGAACAAAGAAAACAAATGCCAGTTTATACTGGAGTACTTAAATATTTTCCTACAGCAATATTTGAAATAAGTAAGGTAAGTCAATTAGGCAATAAACAACATCATCCTGATAAAGAATTGCATTGGGACAAATCAAAAAGCAAAGATCATTTAGACGCAGGTGTAAGGCATATAATAGATCATAGTAACAACCCTATAGATGAGGATGGTATGTTACATTTAGCAAAAGCAGCGTGGAGAATATTAGCAGCTTTACAAGAATACAAAGACACACACTTAACTAAATAATGATAAATTTATATAATAAAGATTGTATGGAAGCTATGAAAGATATGGCAGACAATCAATATGATTTAGCTATTGTTGATCCACCTTATGGAATAGATGTAACTAAAATGACTATGGGCAAAGGAAGTGGTAATGATGTTGGTAAACATAATACAAAGAAAGATTGGGACTTATCAATCCCTAATAAAGAATATTTTACACAACTTCAAAGAGTTTCAAAAAACCAAATTATTTGGGGTGGTAATTATTTTTTGAATTATTTAAACAATACAAGATGTATAATAGTTTGGGATAAAAAAGATTATAATAGTGATTTTGCTGATGGTGAGTTAGCTTGGACTTCTTTTAACAGTAATTTAAAAATTTTTCAAAGAGCAAGAGGAAAAGATAATGATAATAAAAACAAAGTTCATCCAACACAAAAACCAATAGCATTATATGAATGGCTTTTAATGAACTATGCTAAAGAGGGTGATAAGATATTAGACACTCATTTAGGTTCAGGTAGTATAGCAATAGCTTGTCATAATTTAAAATATGATTTAGATGCTTATGAGATAGACAAAGAATACTATGAAGAAACTATGAAAAGATTTAACAACCATACATCACAAAAACAACTTTGGACTTAATAATACTAGATATGCTTATGAATAAACAAATAAAACTATTAGACGGAAAATACTATGATAAAACAGAACTGTTATCTAAAATGTTAGATGATGAGTTTTACTATGGCTTTATGAATACTTTTGCATTTAGTAGTTCTTCAACCAAATTACTATTAGAATCACCTAAGACATACTATAATGTTATGAAGTATGGATCATCAACTAGTCAAGCTATGCGTGATGGGCTTCTATTTCATTTAATGATACTAGAACCTGAGCAGTTTGATAAAAAAATTTTTGTAGATGTACAAAGCAAAAACACTAAGAAATACAAACTAGCAAAAGAAGAACACGGAGAAGTATACACACTAAAAGAAAAGAATGACGCAGAAAGATTAGCAGACGCTTTTTACAGAAATGAACCTGCTATGCAAATGATGAAAAACTGTAAGAATGAAACACCTGCAGTAGGATTAATACAAGGTAAACCATATCGTGCTAAAGCAGATCTATTACATAAAGATTATATATGTGATATAAAGACCACAAACAACATAAAAAACTTTGAGCATAGCTCCTATAATTTTCACTATGACGTACAAGCATATATATATACAGAATTATTTAATCAACCTAATTTTAGATTTATTGTGGTAGATAAAGGATCAAGAGATATAGGTATTAGTCCACCAGTATCTAAAGATTTTATACAAAGTGGTAGAGATAAGGTAGCGTATGCACTAAATATATACGAACAATACTTTGAAACAGAAGAAGTAGAATTAGACGATTACTACATTGAAATTAATTTATAATCATTAACTTTATACTATGTTTACACACAAGATAACAAAAGACGTAAAAAAAATTACTGGAATAAATTTCTTTAAAAAGAAACGAGCAATAGAATATGTAGAAGCAAGATCATTTTTTGTACACATATTAAAAGATTATTACAAACTACGAAACAAAGACATAATAGTAATATTTAATGATATGGGTTTTGCTATGGATAGTGCAACTTTATGTCATTCGCTAAAGATGTTTGAAATATATCAGGATAAAAATCAAAGAATGGACGATTGGTTTGGTGCATTATTCGACATACCTGACTTTAAAAATCAAGCTAATGCAAAAGCATATATAAGAATGAAGTTAAATTATTTACCTGATGAAGCAGTATTTAAAATGGCAGCACAAATACAAACTATGTTAAAAGAAGAAGAATATGAAAACATTATATTTGAGTTTTAGTGTTAAAAAAGTATTGTTTTTTTATTATATCTTTGATTAATCAAGTTTTTTCAAGTGGCTAGAAATGCAATTTACACCTATATAAGGAAATCAAAAGTAAGACGAAAAGGTGTACACAGTAAGAATGCAAGTAAAGGACAAACAGGTTACAAGAAGAAATATAGAGGACAAGGTAAAAGAAATTAATTATGAGTTGGGGAGGTAAAAGAGATGGTTCTGGTAGAAAGTCTAAAGCTGATGAGTTTAAGTTATTAGACAAGCTATCACCTATGGAAGATTTATTTATACAAGTACTACACAATGGTTTAAAGAATGGTGATTATAAGTTTGCACAACTATATGCAAATTACTTTTATGGTAAACCTAGAGAAACACAAGACATAACACTAAACCAAGACACACCTTTATTCGAAGTAGTTGTGAAAGATAATGAACCAAGTACAGACTAATGTTGTATTTAATCACGCTTACAAATTTTATAGATCTGATAATAAGATACTAATAGAAAGAGGAGGAAGTCGATCTGGTAAAACTTTTAATATATTACTTTGGATAATATTTGATTACTGCTTTCAAAATCAAAATCATATTATAACTATATGTCGTAAAACATTCCCAAGTTTACGTGGTACAGTTATGCGTGACTTTTTAGATATATTAAAAAACTATGAATTATATAGTGAGAAAGAGCATAATAAGAGTAACAGCGAATACTATCTAAACAACAACACTATAGAGTTTATATCATTAGATCAACCTGCTAAGATACGTGGTAGAAAGAGAAACTTATTATTTATTAATGAGTGTAATGAAATAGATTGGGATAGTTGGCAGCAATTAATATTTAGAACAGAAGGGCAAATAATTTTAGATTACAATCCTAGTGAATCCAATCACTGGATATATGATAAAGTAGAAACTAGAGATGATGCTGTATTTTATAAGACGACATATAAAGACAATCCGTTCATAGATAAAAACATAATACACGAACTAGAAAGACTAAAAGAAACTGATGATGAATATTGGCAGGTATTTGGTTTAGGTGAAAGAGCATTATCAAGAACACAAATATTTAGTTTTAGTACAATAAATAAAATACCAGAGGATGCTAAGTTCTTATCTATAGGTATGGACTTTGGTTATACAAACGATCCTACTTGTGCAGTAGAGGTATATCAGAAAGATCACAACTTATATATTAATGAATTACTTTATAGAACTATGATGACTACAGCAGACATACATAGATTCTTTCTAGAGCATAATAAAGACAATAAGCTATGCTTTGGTGATTCAGCAGAAGTACGTTTAATAGATGAGCTTAAAAGAATGGGTAATAATATTAGACCAAGTGTAAAAGGTCAGAATAGTATTATGGCAGGTATTGATTTATTAAAGCGATACAAACTACACATAACAGAAACATCTGTAAATGCTATAAAAGAGTTTAGAGATTATAGATGGAAAAAAGATAAAGCAAATAGATTAACAAACATACCACAAGATGGTAACGATCATATTCCTGACGCAACTAGGTACGCAACCTATTCTCTAATGAGCAAACCTAACTATGGTAAGTACGCAATAAGATAAAAAAAGTTATCAAAAAAAATTGATAATTAAAATAATTGTTGTATATTAGCTTCATAAGTAATAATTAGAATATTTAAATTAAAACAATACAGGTGCTGATAACCCACATAGAGAACGTGTCGAAAGGGCAGCACCTTTTTATAAATTATGGAAGCTAAAAAAAAAGAACAAGTAAAATCAATATCACAAACGGTAATGGCATTTAAATATGTATTTGGTCATTACGATCTTACTTTCTTAAAGCTGCTAGACGTGTCACAATTAGAAGATCTATTTATACAAGACGCATTTAATGATCCACACTTACATATAAGTTACCAATTAGAGAAACACAAGATTAATTTTGAAATAATAAAGCAAGAGATTACATCTACATAGAAGTTCATTTCATATTAGTTAGTCGAGTTAAAGAGGGTTCGTAGATGTCCCTCTTTTTTTATTGGTAAAAAATACTTAATTTGGTATTATATACTTATGAAACTTTCAGTAAACGTACCAACAGAATTAAGTGAATTGACACTTGGTCAGTATCAGAAGTTCTTAAAGGTGCAAAAGGATAATGGTGACGGAATGTTTGTAGCACAGAAAATGATTGAAATATTTTGTGGTATAGATCTGAAAGATACTTTTAAAATTAAGATCACAGATATAAATCAGATAGTAGCAATACTAAATGAGATCCTAGAAATTAAACCTGACTTAATACATAAGTTTAAACTAAACAACTTAGAGTATGGTTTTATACCAGTGTTAGAAGATATATCATTAGGAGAATACGTAGACATAGAAACCTTTATGCAAAATTGGGACGAAATGCACAAAGCTATGAACGTGCTCTATAGACCAATAGCACAAAAACATAAGGAGAAGTATAACATAGTTGACTACGAAGGATTAGAAAGTGATACTATGAAAGATATGCCATTAGATGTTTGTTTTAGTTCAGTGGTTTTTTTTTACAATTTAGGAATCGAATTGTCGAGCAATATGATGGATTATTTAACGGATCAGGAGATGGAGAATCTTTCGACAGAACAGCTCAATTCCATAAAAGGTGGGGGTGGTATTCAGCAATTTACGAACTCGCTAAAGGAAGTATTACAGAATTCGAGAATATCACTAGGGAGAAATTAACAAAAGCATTAACTGTATTATTATACATTAAAGAAAAAGGTGAAGTAGAAAAAGCAGAATTAAAATCAAATGCAAGGAAACATAGCAATTAGATCGTATTACAAAATAAGTGAATTATTAGAAAGTTCATTATTAAGTAACAATATTACAAAGACAGTAACAATAGGTGATGTAACAGAAGTAGATCTAGGTAAACAAACTATATTTCCCTTAGCACACTTTATTGTAAACAGCGTAGTATCAACACAGCAGACACTTGTATATAATATAACTGTATTAGTTATGGATATTAAAGACACAAGTAAATACAAAGAAGTTGATAAGTTTAGAAAGAATACAGACGAACAAGATATACTTAACACACAATTAGGAGTTTTAAATTTATTAATACAAAAACTAAGGTTCGGAGATTTATCTACACAAGGATATAAGTTAACTAATGATCCTAGCTGTGAACCATTTGTAGATAGGTTTGAAAATAATTTAGCAGGTTGGAATGCAGATTTAAATATTGAAATGCCAAATGATCAAAATATATGTTAATATTTTCAGATACATTTAATGCAAGATTAGAAGAATTTTTTTTAGCTATTAAAAAACAAGCTAGACAGAACTTAAGCAAGGGTACTAAACTACAAAGAAAGAAGCGACCTATAA